CATCGCGAATAACCTGCATAGCGTATACAGGTAAGTACCTATATGTACCCCCTATACTGTATATATAGAGACTTTCAAAGCTTTTTGTCATTTTTTCGCTGTCCTCATAGCCCTTTTGAAAGCTTTGGCAAGATTTCTACTATAAACACTGTTTATATATCCCTTACCAATCTTGTAAAAAGGAAAGGGTTTCTTGTCATAAGTAACACTATCCTCAAAGGCAATTATAAGTTTTAATTGTTTACCGCCTCTACCGCTTTTCTCAAATACACCTGACACTCCACCAATCTTTGTTATGAATTGTTTTGCTGGTCGTTTAATCAAACCTTTTCTTTTGTTTGGTATGTTACCAAACTTGTTTAGCCTAGCGTTCTCTGTGTATGGTACTGGTATCTTCTTACCAGTCTGCCTTGTGCCGCCATCAATCTGGTATTTCAAATAATCTGCTACGAAATCTTTAATAGCTAATACGCCTGACAGATTTCTTTTGTTAGCTTTTTTAATTGTGAAACCTTTCTGTGTAGCTGGTGTAGGTCTGTCCAACTTCTTAACTGTTTGCTTACCCATTTCTTTTCGCAGACCAAATAATGTTGTATTGATTCCACTAGCTACAGCAAAAGGTATTTGTTTTTTCTCAAAGCTCGATAAACCTTTAGTGAATTGCTTAATATTGTCTTTGATCTTGATTTGCATATTCTATTTCTATTAGTAATTCTATATAGTGCTTGGCTTTTAGTAAATCATCTATGCCATTCTTATCTCTATGCCGACATAAGTATTTAATCGCTGCTGATTCACAATAGTTAAGTTTATTTCTCTGACAGAACTCTACAGGTTGCACCTCATAATTTTTATAATGCGATCCTGAGATTTGTTTTTCTAACGGATTATATTTTGTATCACTCATTTTACTACCTCTGTTACAGCCCCCTCTGAAGCCCTTTATTCCTGAACATATTATTTGTATCATCATATACCCCTCTTAGAGGGGGATATATGATACATATATATTCACTAATTTTTATCATCAATTATTGTTATTGGTTGTTCATCTAAAAATGGTTCACAAGAATCTTCGCAACCATTAGTGATATGTAAATGATGTAAATCTATAAATTTGTCGAAACCATCGTGAGCCATATCTCTTATGTCTTGCACAGACTTCCAGCCTCTAAAAAAACGCATACTGCTTTGATTCTTTAAGTAACCTCTTTTGCCTAAATTTTGTGCCATAGCCCCTGTCTGTCCGTATTTTTTTTCCATGCGTTCTGGAAAGTCAAAAGCCTGTGGATCTTCTAACATTATAGTCATTAGTTTTTTATAAGATTTTTTCCAACACCAAACACAGTTGCCAAAATGTTCTGGTATTTGCAGGTCGAAAATCTGCTCTTCCCACCAATCTAAAACATCTTGCTTATCAATATCCCATTCTACTAAAGGGTAACAAAGATTTTCACTAACTGCATTTTTTGCCATACGGATTGCTTCATCAGACCTTATGCCTATTGCCATCATTCTGTGCTCTTTTGGACATATATTTCGCAAATATGCTTGTATGGCATATTGTTTTAGCTCTCTTGTGCAAATTGGTGATTTGGAAAAAGGCATACCATACTTAGCTATCATTTTTTCAAAAGGCTCACCTTTTCTGGATGCTGTCTCGTAGTTGACTACTTTTGCTCTCGTACCTTTGCCTTTTTGTTTATTGATCTCAGCTTCTATCCAAACTGTATTGAACGCAAAATATTTATCGCATTTGTTGATGAAATTGTAAGTTTCTTCATGCTCTTGTCCTGTGTTTGCAAATATGACAATAACGTCTTTCCACTGATCTTTTTGTTGTAAAAGTTGATAGGTCATGTAGCCAGACGTACGACCACCACTGAAACTTACAATTAAAGTAGTGTCTTGGTTTGGCTCATATGTGTTAGCGCTTGGCAAATTTAAAGTCATTTGTTTCATTTCGTCGGTCTCACCTATCCTTATTTTTTATCAATATTCTTAAATACTTTTCCTTGCCATCAACTATTGGTCTCCCGTGAAGAGTGTCTGGATATCTTATTCCTTTATTTTCTTCACCAGTATTCATAATTCCATAAATATCAAATTGATTTTTGTTGTGTTTATCCAAAAATGTTATTGGCACACCCATATATCCATCATAATCAAATGGAATCTCTGTTACCTTATCTACATTAATAGCATTGTAGTTATCGTAAGCTGGGTATTCATTTTTTGTGTATTTTTTGTATAAAATTATTTCTTCTTTTCTTTTTTGAATTTCTAAATTTGTAAACCAAACAACATTGCCCATACTGAAATATTTTTTACCATTTTCAGTTTTCTGGCGAGATTTTGTTTTTATTTCATAGTGATTCTTAACTTCGAACCATTTTGTACCACCATTGTCATGGCCTAACCAAATTTTACCTTCTTTAATATAGGAGAAAATTTCTTTATATGTAATCGCGTTTTGGTGCCCCATAATTATAAATTTTTTATCGTGTTCGATAAGTTGCTGCACATATTCTCTAAATAATGAGAATGGCGGGTTAGTTACAACTATGTCAGATTTTTCTAAGACTTCAATGCATTCACTACTTCTAAAATCTCCATCTCCGTTAAGGTTGGTGATGCTGATTTCTTCTAAGTCTGGTATTTTATTATCGTTTTTGTCACCAGAATATTCCAACAATATTCCTTTTTCCTGATTATTGTTGCTGAAAAGATCTATTTGATTATTTTTGTATGCTGTTGAATATAGTTTTTTTAATTCTAGTTGTTTAAAGTTATAAGAAAAGTAATGAAAAAAATTGCTTATTCTTGGGTCATCGCAATTTAGATAGATAGTTTTGCCAATGAGGTGTTTTTTATAATGTTTAATTTCTTTTTCTATGTCAGATAAGGATGTGTAAAAGTCATCGTTTTTATTTTTTTTGGCGCTAACCATCCTCTGTCTGCTAACATTTCTTAATGCTTTCATGTTATTGGTCTAACCCATCCTTCTTTCTTCGCCCACCTGTTGATCTTACTATGTGAAACATTGTAGTTGATCTCCTCTAACAATGTTTCTTGTATCTTGCGCAGAGGCATACCTTGTTCGTAGTATTTCTTAGCCTCGGTCATTTGTTTCTTGTAAGGATTCTCAACCACCAATATATCACCATTCTTAATTTCAAACTCAACCTCTTCTTGCTCTAAGGCTGTCAAGTGTCTGGCTTTTTCAAATGTCCACTTGAAACCGAACTCTATGTCAGTGTCGTCATCGTAGTCTATTTCTTTCTTTTCTGATTCAACATTGATAAGCAAGTCTAAAGTCACAGTCTTAACCATAGTGCCATACAGGGCTGAGTTACCCCCTACACTTGAGGTTTTTCTAGCGTGATCCACAATCCAAACTGTGATGTTCTTTTGCCGACACCAGTTCAAAAAAGGTTGGACATGGATAAGCCACTCTGTTGGACTACTAAAATCCTCGAAAGCAAAGAGGGTAAAGATGTTATCCATGACCACTACTTCGTACTCATGTATGTCTATGGTGTTCATTAGTTGTTGCATATTCTCTTTGTCGTCTAAGGTTCTGAGCATCATCTCTGGATATTGTCTGTACTCATATTGACCCGTCTCTATATTTAATTCTTTGAACTCAGGCTGAATAAACCTAGAACAGTAATGTAGATTCTCTAATGCTGTCACCCAATCATCCATGTTAGACAACTTAGGTTTCATTTTAAGGTATCTGCTTTGTAAAGATGAAGGCAACATCTCGCCATCAACATACAAGATCTTGCAAGACTTAGGTATTTGATAGTAACCAAAGTCCAAACCCATAGCTAAGTGCAACATGAGCTTTTGGGTTATGTAAGACTTACCTGAACCAGACCGACCATACAGAATAGTTTGTGTACCACTATGCAGCAAACCCTCAATCAAAGGTTCAGGCTTGGGATATTTTTTATCTAAAATAGATCCTAAATTCTCAACCCATAGCTTAGTCTCAGAGCCATGCACCCTAGCAGTCTCAACACTTATAGGAGATATATCAGATACACCACTAGGGTTTTGGCTGTCTTTAGTCATAATAAGTGGTGAGTTGTATGGTTGATTGATAAGACAAGTTAGCAGGATCAACCATACATATCGACCTCACCTAGCCGTTTACCATTAACTTCCTGCTAACTTTCATTAGAAGGGTATCCCATCTTCTAGGTCGTCTGATGGCTTGTCTTGCATCTCTACTGGCTCGTCAAAATCGGCTGGTTTATCAACCCATTTGACATATTCGAGCTTACCTTTGAAGCCACTAGCGCCGCCTGAAAAGGTAATCTTCTCTGACCCAGCATATTTGAAACAAGGCACTTTACCCTCTTCTTTATGCTTCCATGCAGCCGACATAGCTTCATCAAAAGTTTGACCTTCTAATAAACCAAACCTTTGCCAGAGATATACACCTTTATCTTTTATGTAGATTCTAGCTGAGAAAGCTCTCTTGTAATCTTGTGCCACAAGATCTTTAGCGTTATCAGGTTTGACACCTACCTGCTGATCCCAGACAAATTGATACTGACCATCGTATTTACCATAGCCAGTCTGAAAATCTGTATCAATTAACATATATTCAAAGTCCAAAGGCTCAACACCTTCAGCGTTATTTATTACGAATTTACCCAGCCTAAAGTCATGTTTAATATACATACCTAGACCTTCCTTATCGTCTAATTCTAAAAAAGACATAATTACTCCTTCTTCTCATTTAGCCAATCATCCAAAATATGTGGATAATGTTTAATAAAACTTTCAACATCAGCGAACTCTGGTTCGCCATACTGAAAGCGTTCATAATTACACCAGATCATTTTGTTAATGGCATAACTTAAAAACTCTTTTTTGATGCTTTCTCTCTTCATAACCCAAACATCATAATGATAATTAACGACCAGATCACAACTAAGAATATGCCACCAATAACATCGTATAAATCTTGCTTAGTCATACTTGTACCCCACTATGTAATTGAATGCCTCATGGTGTCGGCACTTATCTCTCTGCATCACCAAGCGCTGAGCTTCTGCCCAGCACTTATCTCCTCTCTCTGTCTGCCCTTTGGCGAAACATTTATCTGATAAACGTATTAGTCTGTCAATTTTTTGATCTATCATATAATCTCCTATACCTACAACCCTAAACTAGCTTTGTATAAAAAACAATACTTTATTGTAAAAAAGTATATACTTTTTTATTTATGCCCTTATACTACTAGCATGATTAAATTAAAAACCTTAATGATTACGGACAAGACACACAAGAAACTAAAGTCGTATTGCCTAAAGAATAACCTCAAAATGAAAGGCATAGCGGACATGATTATTAACCAGTACCTAGCAAAACAAGATGGACAAAGCACTCGGTAAGTTATCCAGCGACAAACACGCTTCCTGTTCAGGCATACCAGTTTTGTTTGGTGTGTCACCTTATGAAACTAAGAATGAATACTTGAAGTCTAGGATAGATGCCAGAGCGGGTGTCGATGTTAGATCAGACAAAAACAATATGCCGATCGAGATTGGTAACATATTAGAGAAACCATTGATAGAGCTTTCTGCTGAAAAGTTAGGTTTGACTAATGTAGAAGTTAGCATAAACCAAGCTGTACAGCACTTAGATTTTCCCCTCGAAGGTTCTATTGATGGTACTGCTTACGCCAAAAACCTAATCATCAAACCAGACAATGAGCTTACCTATACTGAAGATGACCAAGACATTTTGCTCGATGGTAAAGGCATTATTGAAATCAAAACAACTAGACAATTACCAGAATCAGATGGTAAACCACCACTCTGGCGAGGTGTCCTACAAACGAAGGCGCTCTGCGCAATATGTGGGTATTCGTGGGGGCTTGTGTCAACCCTGCATAATACCAACGATTTTAAGATGTTCCTGTTGCGCAGAGACTTCGCCTTTGAAAAAGAACTCAAAGACATCATAACTGACTTTGAAAGACGTATCAAAGAGCAAGACTGGTATGCACCCCAAGTCTTACCCGATCTACAGATTATGCACCCTGTTAGTAAACAAGAGGAAGTAGATCTAAGTGACGATGAATGTGGCTTCCATTTAGACAGAATCATGGACAATAAAGAAAAGATTAAGTTGCTCAATGAAGAAGTAGAGAAATCACAAATTTATATACAGAGTAAGATGGGTGCTGCTGAAGTTGGTCGCAACTACAAATACAAAGTTACTTGGGGATCGACTACTTACAAACCCCAACCCGAGAAAGTTGTACCTGCCAAAGATGGCTATACCATCAGACGTAAGACGGCTAGTATTAAAAAGCTAGACCTCTGACCAGTCCTTGTTAGACCATAGCAGACTTTCTGCCAATCGCCTTCTGACAAGCCCCTCTAAAATTTCGCCATTAGCTTTGTTCCATCTTTTAATTTCATGTGGTACATCTTCGTACAAACCAGCATTGAGCTTAACCAACAAGGTTGAACTAATTAAGTTACCAGCGCCCAAGTTATAGACCCAAGCCACCAAAGCATCGAACTGATGCTGTTCTAACTGCACATCAACCAGCTCATTGATGTAGCCCTCAAACTCTTCTAGCTCTATATCTAACATTTCGTCAGCGTTAGCTTGTGACCAAATATCGCCCTGCTGTACGCCCTTAGTGTGTCCATAACCTATTGTCCAGACCCCTGCTGGACATTGATAGGCCTCTAACTCACAACCTTCAAACTTTTTTATAAGGGCTTTGCCCTCTTCTGATATTTTCATCTTACCCCCAGACTTTCTTTTTTGTGCCACCAAAGTATTCGACAGCGTGACCTTCTTCTATTAATTTTTGGCAAATATCTTCTCCGTCTTTGGTGTAAGGTATGCCTAAGATTCTACCATACTTGCCTTTGCCTAAACTCTTGACCAGCAACTCTTCACCGCATAACTCAGCTAATCTGGCTTTAGCTAATAGACCTAAAGCTTTCTCTGCTCTGTTTCTGGTTCTGGATTCTGGTGTGTCTATACCATGCAACCGTACTCTTTGTTTGTAGAGCCAAACTCCAAAGCCTAAATCAATGTGTACATCAATAGTATCACCATCGACTACTCGATCTAATTCACAGTTATATATAAATGCTTCAACCATAAGTATATATTTTTAGCGGTTTTGCTTTGCCTTTCACTTTGATCGGCTTCAATGATTGTAACTCATAATCAACTGCTTGTGCGGTACTTTCACCAATTAATAAATCTACTCCAACTTCTTTAGTAGCACTTTCTAATCGTGCTGCTGTATTTACGGCATCACCTATGGCAGTATAGTCAAATCGTGCATCAGACCCCATATTACCTAACACAGCTTCTCCTGCATTTATCCCTATACCAATATCAATACCTAACTGTGCTTCTTGCATTTCGTGTTTTATTTGTAGAGCAGCTTTGATTGCTGCCTCTTCATGTTTTGCTAAATCTATGGGCGCATTAAATATAGCCATCATCGCATCACCAATATACTTATCAACCATACCACCATGCTCTTGTACAGCTTTGGCTTGTATGGTTAATGCTTTGTTCATAATAGCTGTGACTTCCTCTGGTGATTTAGTTTCTGACAACACAGTAAAACCCCTGACATCTGTAAATAAATATGTGCAATAACGCTTCTCGCCACCAAGCTTCAGCAAACTTGGATCGTCTTGCAGACGTTTGACTTGTCTTGGGTCAAGGTAATGCTCAAACTGTTTTTTGATTTGTTGACGTAATTTGTACTGTTTACGGAAGTTTAAATAGTAAGCGACACTAGCTGTCACAAACTCTGATATCAAAGTGTAACTAAAATCCAGCAAAAGACCTGTTCTGATCGTGTAGTAGCCATATAAAGCTGTAGAGCAAAAGATTACAGAACCAAGGGTGATAGACCAAGTAAGACCTAGAAAAGAGCTTACAAGCCAAATAAAGACACACAAAATCAGCAAAGCAGATAATTCAGCCACTAAATGCCAATATGGTATGTAAGGGCTGTTAGGTATAAGCATTGATTCAGCTAAAAAAGCTTGTATCTTGTGTGGCTCTAACAGACCGACTGGTGTAGCTAGTTGAGGCATAACCCCTTTAGCTGTCACACCAACAAACACAAACTTATCTTTGACAGCCATTTCTTGCAGTGTAGTTTGGGGTGTGTCAACCCAACTGATCCATTGTCGCCCTAAACTGTCCACTTTGGTCTGCGGTAAACCTCTAACCCTGATTTCTTCTATACCAGCTTGATTTGTTTTGATAATAAAAGTGTCAGCACCCACTAGGCTTTTGAGTACCTGAGTGCCGAAACTAGGAATCCAGCCATCAGGTGTTTGCAGTAGCAAAGGTAATCGTCTTACTAAATTATCGGCATCAACTGGGGCTGAAACCATACCCTCAAGTGCCACGTCAGCTATCAAAGGTATGTTTGGCATATATCCTTGTAGCTGTATGCCTGTCGTTTCTTCACCTAATAAGACTGTACCTGTAGGTTTAGGATATAAGCCATTGTCAGTCTCGAAGGTGGCAACAACTGTACTATGCTGTTGTATGGAATTGAGGAACAAGCTGTCACCACCAAACCGATCTTTGTCTATAAAGGATATAACAAAACCTACACCCAATGCGCCCTTTGCCATGATTTGCTCGTTGATTTCTGCCAATCTTTGTCTTGGAAAGGGATAACCACCCTCTGCCCTAACATCACTGTCAGTTATATTTAAGATGGTAAAGTATTCGCTTGGTTTATGTTTCTCCACAAAAGTATCAAAGACTTTCAGCTTTAGAATCTCTAAGGGTGTGACTTGTAATGCTAGTGGTAAAGCTAACAAAGTTATGAGTGCCAAGCCTATTCTTATCATGGGTTTTGGGTAATGGTAATACTAGATGATGACCCACCATTGATTTTGACAGTCTTACTGACCCCATCTTGGATGAAGATGACTGTGTATGCGCCACTGCTATCTAAATCAAGATAAGCCTGTTGATTGACTACCCTTTGCATAGACAAGCGTTCACCCTGTAAAAAGGTTGTAATCTGAGTTTCGGTATCTTGCCCTATGCTTGTTCCACTAATGTTGGCTGATTCTAGGTTGATGGCTAACTGATCTTGTTCCTCGCCTGTATCTAGTGCATCCAAGACATCTAACAGATCTTCTAAAAAGTTGACATCAAGATAATCTATATCCAACTCAGTAAACTCAAAATCTTCATCAAGCTTGAGAAAATCTTCAGCCAATAAATCCACATCTAATTCGTTGTAATCCAAATAGTCAGTCTGTTGTCGGCTTTCTTCTTCTTGCACAACGACTTCTTTAGGCGGATTGATGATAAGCATATTGTCTATAAAATCCAACGTAATATCTAAGGTCACTGGCTTGGTGGGTGCTGATTCAAAGACACTGGTTGTGGTAGCTTGATAGGGTTGATTCAGGGTGACTTGCCCTGCTCCTGTCGAGACAATAATCTCACCACTAGCATTACCGAATTGATCTGGCAATAAGATTATCAGACTAGAACCAAACTCTGTGGTTGTGACAGTAAAGTCTGTACCCAAAATGGCGATCTCAGCGCTGTCAGTCGTTAGTTTGACCTTTTGCTTATCCAACGCCCCACTAATGAATCTGATAGTGCCAGAAGCGAATTTAAGGGTCATAGAGCTGTTGTTTTGGTTGTAGATATACTCGTCTATGACTAAATTAGAATGTTCTGTTAAACGGACTTGTGTGTTGTCTAAGAAGGTAATAGCGACACGACCTGCCCTAGTCTGTACGTTGTCGTAAGATTCTATGGCAAAATCTAAGACTGCTGGATAAGGTTGGTCTCGAACTATCTGTCCAAAGCCTTTAAGTTCTGAAATATCGCCTATCGTGTCAGCATGAAGTGGCAGTGCCACCATCATTTTGCACAATACAAAAAGTGCTATTCGAGCCATTAGCAGTTATTTTAAGGTAATCTCTTGCTAGTGTCGAAGCCTGTGTAATGTTGAAAGTGTTACTAGAACCATCTAAGTCTAGGTAAAAGTAGCCAGAATTTGTGGCAGAAGTACCAGCATAACCACTACCAGAGAATGTCAGTTCGTTGCTGTCACCTAAGATGTCCATGTAATTAGTAGCGTATTCGTAGTCTATGTCAAAATCAAATGTGTTGCTGTCACCATCAATAATCCAGTCTAAGTCTAGATAACTGGCATCGCTATCTTCAGCAATGGCTAGATCAAAGGTGTTGCTACTACCTGTAGTTTGGACATTGAGGTTGACATAATCACTAGAGTTGGCTTCTAAGCTATTCATAACGACATCAAAGACGTTACTATCACCAGCAAAGTTCCAATAAGCTGTGACATTGTCACCATTGAAGTCATCTGCTCTAAAGATATTGCTTGAGCCTATTTGATTGATGGTGAGTGTCATATCGCTACCACTGAGACCCAAAGCAGTGAGGCTACCAGACGTTGCTTGTGTACCACCCATGAGGTTAGAACTACCTAGCTGTTCCAACTTAATTGCAGCATTAGCCCCTGTCTGTGAGACAAAGATCTCATTATCTGCATATACACCAAATGAAATGAAAAATATAATTAAAAATCTCATAAGTTTTTCACCGACCAGTAGCCTCGTTCAATGCCCTGTTCAATAATATTTACTATACCTATTTCAATAGCACTTTGCAAAGCAATGGATTTGCTTTCGTTCATAGCATTGCCTGTCTCGAACTCCACCAGCTTAGTGCCATCGGCAATATAGCGAAAAAAATCATTAGATAAACCAACCGATAAAATAGTTTTCGTAGTTAAGTTTTCTAGTAAAACTTCACCTGTACTAACTGAAACTATCCGCATAGCGACAATGACAGTATCTTCACGATATTGTTTGCTGTTGCCTATGCCTAGATACCTAGCACCAATACCACCTGACAAGAGGTTAGTGTTGTAGTCAATGATGCCACCCTCAAACAAAATACCTGCAAAGAGTAAAGGCAACTCCTCAGTCTCGTCATCGAACTTCTGTCTAGTGGATCTGATGATTTGACGTTCTCTAGTAATATGATCTATGCCAACCCTCTCTACTACCCTAAAAAATTTAGATTGTTTCAAGGCACGAATCAAGTAAGTTTCTGGCGCTTGGGTCATAGCTGTCGAAAAACTAGCATAGCCATCTATAGATTTACGTTGCCCTGTCAAGTCTTGAAACTTATATACAGCCACTATGGGCTGCACATTTGCTACCCCAACTTTGGTGATGGCATCTGTAATAGGTTCATTAACAAAAGCAGATTTAGAAAAACACTCGGCTTTTCCTATGATAGTTACAACATCTTTATAGTCGTTGTCTGGGTTTGTTAAACAGGGTGAGATGTATTCTCTATGAGTTGCGCAACTAATCAGTAAAACCGAAAGAGTTGACAGGAATAGTAATTTCAGTAGTTGTGCCATCAAGAGTATTATATATGCTTAGAGTGATAAATTGTCCATCGCTATCCCAACTAATCACATTGTCAAACAACACAAACGACCCTGTTAGTTGTGGATCGTCAGAAAATAAAGAATCTGTAATCTGTCTGGAGATGTTTGATAGTATTCTGGATTGCAAGTTGTTTTTCCATCTTTCTAGTAAAGTATTGTTTTTTTCTCTGAGTTGTTCTTCTAGCTTCGCTTCCAGCTCAAGTCTAATAGTTTCGCTTCTGGTGAACTCTTGATTCTCTATTGTGAGATAATGCGCTGACGTGCCTAGGCCACTGAAAGACGGAGACTTGAATTGAAACTTGATTTCGTCAGCGAAGAGGGGCAGTGCTAGTAAAGGGATTAAAAATATCGCACAGCCCATTCGCTTGTGTTTGCTTGTATAGTAATCGTCAATCTTTTCTTTGGTCATCTCTATCTGCCTTGGCTATCTTGTTTGGCTCTATCAGTTGTGGCACACCCAAAATAGTCTTGATTAAAGTGTCCTGTCTTATAATCTCATTGTCAAGACTTCTGATTCTGTCAATCAGAGCTACCAAGATACCATGTTGTGAATCTAGCTTAGTACCCAACCTTTGTTCCATAGCACTAATCTGCTCTGCCACCTTTTCATCTACCACATCTAACTTGCTTTCCATGCCATCTACTATCCGCATGATAAGCTTGTAGATAAAAAAACCTAAACCGACAGCAGCAGCTATCGGAAACCCTAACTGTTGTATAACTAAAACTAGATCTTCCATAACAAGAAAAGGGCTGGTCTCGAGAATATATTTAGGAAATCAATATGAATAAAAGGTTGTACCAGCCCTTTTACTTTTTCTTAGTTTTTACCCTTATTTCCTTGTAAGCCTCATTAACATCAGGTGTTGATTTGTCGTCACCTATATATTGACCTTTGTCGTTTCTAGCACGAACTTTTTTACGATGTGTGCCAGTCATCACGTCTATAAACTTTGCCCACCAACTCATGTTTGCTCCTTTTTCTCCATGACCATCTTTTGCTCAGATTGTGCCTTATCAAGTATGCTTTGTTGTTCTAACATTAAACAACGATTTACATAATAATCAAGCAGTTTGCTACGAGCATCTAAAGTATCTTTTAGCTCTTTGTTGCTTTTTTCAAGCTCTTCGTAAGTAGGTTTTTTATTTTTTTCTTCTGCCATTGGTAACTCCTTTTCTCAATGATAAATAATCTATAAAATCATAAAGCTTGATGTTCCAATTAGCTTTAGGTGTTGGATAAAGTCTGATAATAATGTTAGCTAATCCAACGAAAGCTAACACATAAATTACAATGTCTAAAATCCACATAAGTAAATCATACAACATTAACTGCTGATTGTCTTAACGACAGATGTTGGTGTCACTTTCTCTGCTATTTGGGCATCTATATTAGCTTTCAAAGCAGTCACTTTGGTAGAGCCTATTGCTGCTTCTACCCAAGCTTGAACATCGGCTTGTTTCACGTCAGCAAAAGCTTTGAAGCTGGTGTGATCTGAAACATCTAGGCTTTGTGAGCCGTAAGTTTCTGCTGTGTGGAAGTTGCCCTCGGCATCCTTGTTAGTGTCATCTGTGCCTTTTAAACGCCAGTGGACATTGTAAATAACATCTGATTTGGTATTGCTACCATCTGAATGTGATGGGTAAGTATCGACTGTTGCTACATCCCATGTATATGCTATTGCCATATCAGAATTGTACCCTATTGTTCAGTAATTACCAATGCACCTGCATTACTAACTGTTAATTTGTATTCTGTACCATTTGCTGACAGTAGGTGTATGCCTTGACCCTCTTGATTGACGATTAAACTTCCATTACTAATTAAAACGTCATTCGAAAAGGTCGCAGTATTAGAACTTCTATTCAGATCCAAAATATTTGTAGAACCATCAAAAAAGCTGAAGTTTTCACTTCCTGCACCAGTCATACCTATACGGAATATTTGATTATCACTTTCATCAGTAAAAGCCATTTGTGCTCGACCAGAACTTGAACTACGTTTTATTGTTAGGGCTGTTGCTGTAGTGCTTGAAGCTTTTATTCTAGTATCACCTACAATATCTAACTTAACTGCCGGACTGGTTGTACCGATACCAACATTACCTGCAAAGGTGGCATTATTGTTACTACCTAAAGTTAAAACTGGTGTACCTTCACTTGTTGCTGTCGTGCTTGAAGATTTAGATATAAATAAATCTCTGTCATTACCGAAAACTATATGGGTATCTTTCCCTGACCCTGCTCCACTTAGAAATAAAGTGCCATCATCATCAGATGAAATAGCTGAAATAATCTTATCGCCTGATCCTGATGCTGTTATATCACCTACAACATCTAACTTAACTGCTGGATTGCTTGTGCCGACTCCCAAATTTCCTGAGCTATCAACCCTTAAACGCTCTGTGTCTGCTGTAAATAATTTAATGGTCTTGGATTCCAAGTTGTTAATTAAGAAATCACCATCAGCATCTATACCTAGAACAGTACCATCTCCTGTTGTGTTGCCTGTAGTGTCATTAGAGAATTGTTGATAGACTGCTGTGCTAGTGCCATCTTTCAGATGTAATTTAAAATTAGGACTGTTTGTACCTATACCAACTCTATCTGTACTTGCATCAGCAAAAAAGAGATTATCATCATTTTGTCCAAAGACTTGAAAATCTTGATTAACACCTTCTTGATTAAATCTAACTAAGCTAGTTTGTATTTGAAATCTTGTGCTATTTCCTGTGACAAAACCTATTTGATTAGTGTCAAACTTCATAAATGTATCTGTATCACCAGAATGAATAAGTTTGTTTGTTATGGTTACATCACCATTTACATCTAAAGTTGAAGATGGGCTGGTTGTGCCGATACCTACGTTGTCACCATAAGGATTCAATAGTAAAGGATCAGTTGTACCATTAGATCGACCAGCTTGAATAGCACAAGCATCTGTCGAAGAATTAGCGTAACCCATATACAAACCATATTCATTAGAATGGTTTACAACAGACCTTAAGGTAGCGTTAGATATAAAAGCACTAAAGTCAGATGGTGTTGATGTACTGCCACCTTTAACGTGTAGAGCGGAACTAGGACTGGACGTACCGATCCCCACATCTCCACCATTGAAGAAACTATCACCTGCTGTAGCTATTTGTACTGTTTGTGTAGCTGAAGCGTTTTTAAGCAATAGTGATAAACCTACCGAACCTGATTGGAAAAAACCGCCCCCATCAGTACCATCGTTATAATCTAAATTTACTAGATAACTACCTGAAGAACCGCTCACTATATTTAATTTACCTGTGGGGCTAGTTGTGCCGATTCCAAGACCTGTAGAAGTGAGTCGCATTATTTCAGAGCCGCCTGTAGTGAAGCCTAAAGTATCAGCAGCTGGTCTAAAAAGACCTACATTAGAATCTGAATCAAAACTTAAAATAGGTGATGAAGCACTACCATCAGGTAAATAAATACCATTATTTATATATGCAGAACCATTAACTGCAAATTTATAACTTGTAATGGTTGTGTAACCAATACCTACTCGTTGCGAACTGTCTATAGTTGCAGCAATTTGGTCGTTGGTTCTGAATGACATGCTGTTAGCAGTATGGTCATAAAATATCTCACCACTATTAGGGTCAGCATTATCACCAAAAGCAAGCACTCCGTAGCGTTTACCATTACCCCTTAGTGTAATACCCACACCATCATCTGCTGAGTTACCACCTAAAACAACTAAATCTTCAGCAAAACTATAACCTTGTCCATTAGGGTCAGTAGTATTAATACCTACTCGGCCTGAACTATCTATCGTAACCCTATTAGCACCACCAGTCCTCAAAACAATATTATCGTTAAACCTTTGACCTGATGTAGAACCAATTACAATATCATCAGCATCTAAAACATTTATATTGGCTATAAGATTTATGTCATTTGCATTATCTGAGCTTCTTGCTGTAATAAAACTTTCATTTATTTTTATTGCTCCTGCACCACTACCGACAGTTAAAAGACCGCTTGTAGTTATTGCACCACAGTCAATCGTGCCACCACCTACATCAATACTACCTTGAAACAAAGCATCATTAGTAACTGTCAATTCATCAATAGTAGATGCACCTGATGTCTGTATAGATGGTGTGGTAATTTTATGAGAAAAATCGAACTCGTCATTTGTACTATCCCATAAGATAGTGGCATCAGTAGATGCGCTGACTGCATCTTGGATCGTCAGACCAGCACCATTGGCTGTTGAGCTAGAATCTCCTGTTGAATAGTTCAGGGTTAGGTTGTTGTCTTTAACATTCGTGTTAGTTGTATCAACTGTAGTAGTTGTGCCTGAGACTGTTAGATCGCCACTAACTACGAGGTTTTGATTCAGGTTGAGATTACCTGAAGCATCGAAATTACCATAGTTAGTTGGTGTTGTACCATTAAATCCTTGAAAAGCGATTGCGCCATTAGAAGTATTGTTCCGAGACCTGATTGTCAGTTGTGTCTGACTTTGTTGCAGTGTGCCTATAGCGTTGGTATGTTCAGTTGCTTGTATTTGTAACTCTGCTGGATAACCAGCACTAGCTCCACCTGAAGCTATTTTGACCGCCCCAGAGAAAGTAGTCAGATAATTACTACTAGCTTGATCCGTAGCTGATATTAGATTGTCTAATGTTATACCACCAACCACGATCTTATCAGCAGTGATTGTGTTCTCTACTGTCAAGTTGCCTGAGATATTGAGCGTTGTGCCATTGAAAGACAGCTTATCTTTCAGTGAGAACTGTCCTGAACTATCAATATAGAAGCCTGTGTTGCTGTTGTTGAAAGTACCTGTGCCTTGATAAAGTTTGCCAGATTCTATGGTGATGCCACTAATAGTACCTGTAGTTAAAGTTACTTGACCGCCTGAAGTTGTCAGATCAACAGTACCGGTGTAAGAACTACTAACGCCAGTATTAGTTATATGTCTAACCTTGACATTGTAGGTCGTTGCTGGTTCAACGTAAAAAGAAAAGCTGTTGCTTGGGTAACTGACATCTGCTGCATCGAAGTTAGAATCCGTTGACTTTTTGTAAGCTACCTCTGTCGTAACAATTTTATCATCAACATTATTTGTCCATGTTGCCCTAATAAAATGTAATCTGACTTGTGAATCTTTGACGAACTCAGCAAGTGACAGACCAGTCGGTGAGCCGACAGTATTGTCACCGCTTGGCGGTTCACTTGGCAGTGTAGGGTCTGCAACATAAGTAAAGAAGTCAAAGATAGTCGAGCTGTATTCTTTCAAACTCAAACGTAATGCTAGGTATTGGTCGTTCAAAAACTCGAACGACATACCAATTATTTCAAAATCTTTGCCACTGTAACCTAGTCTATCGTTGTCAAGATTGACAATATCACCCACCTGATGACTGAGAAAATCCAAAGGTACAAGTACACTAAGGGTCTGATCTTGTCTTTCATAATTCAAAGCTATTCGTGCCAGTCTTTGCGCAGTGAAACTTGAATGAGTGTAAGGGAAAGCTAAATCCAAAAAGTTTTCATAATCGGCTGAAGCTTTACCTGTTGGGGTATCTTCTGTTAAGAAAGTACTGTCTTTATAAGGTGTGATTTCACCTGCTATATATTTGTCATCTGGTCTGACATAAGTAGCTTTGACCCCATTGACTAAATCTTTACCAGAAGCTTTGGTTTGTATTTGGATAGGGGCTAAGATCTTATCGTCTGTGATTGTGCCTGATGCTGTTCGACCCTTACCAACGAAGAGTGAGAACTTACCATTGTTGTAGAGCAGTTGTCCTGCACAAGCTGACAACATAGTTTCTAACACACGTTGCGGTTCTTCTGTAGCCACAAACTCACCATTTAAAGTAAATCTACTTTCAGAGCCACCTGTAATACTGACACTATCGTTACAGTCGCTTCTAGCTTGAACGAACCCTGCCCCAGAAGCAGCATCGTTTATTTCATCAGCAACCGCACCGAAGCCATATGTGCTATCCATTAAATAATCCCTGATAATTAAGGCTGGGTTAGTAGAGTAAACAGTAGAGCTAGACACAGGATCAAAGACCTTTTTACCCTCAACCTCAAAACTGAAAGTAGGTATGGCAGTAAACTTTTCACTGTCATAAATACAATTAACATAAACAAAAGCAATACCTAACATTTTGTGATCTGTTGTCCAGTTACTACTTGGTATTTGTGCTACTGCATAGGCATTTGCTGCTGTTTGATCGCCTTTTTCAAATGCTAATTTAATTAGACTACCGCCAGTATAAGCATCAGTGTTATCAGCGTTAACAAAATCAGAATTAGTGCAACGAAAGACTGTGGTGCTGTTTTCAGTAGCTGAGGTAAAATCAGAACTTAAATCTAGTTCTACTGTGCCTTTACCACCATCTATAAAAACCTTTGTGATATTGTTTATTTCGTGTCCAGCGACAGCTATGACGTGGTGTAACACGTTCTGAGATGTCGAACCTGATTTACTGCTAACAGTTCTTTGGACAATAGTACCACCCACTCTGGTCTTACCATAGACTACATTTCTGGGCGCTACTGGGTTTGTGACTGCTGTTTTGATACCTAAGTTTCTTTGTGCGGTATCTTCAGAACCTTTACTTGTAATATAGCTAAGACCGAAATATAAAAAATTTTGTTGTACTGCGCCTATAAAAGTTGATACTACTTTTGTAAGTGGTACAGTACCTAAGACTAAACCTACAAGTGTAGAACCTGCTGCAAATCCAACTACAGCTTCAAAAAAATCTTTTAACTTTCCCATACTAGAATCGTCGTGAAGGTGGTCTATCTCCTGCTGCTCGACCTGTACCGCCCCCTGTCAAACCACCCCAGTTGATAGTTTGTTCTTGTATTTTTGGTACAAACTCTAAGCCTTTGTCGCCTGAATGTAGAAATTCTTGGGTCTCAGGAGTGAAGAATAAATCTTTAGGTCTGGTCAAATCTATTAACTGATTTTCACAAGACACTACTACAGCAAAACTATTGCCTTCTGTGACAGTCAAAGTATCTATTCTGCCTTTGAACAAAATAACTTTATCAACCTCTTGAGTAGTATCAGGATGGAAGAAAAACATATTCAGCGTGACTGGTCTGCTTTGGTAGTTTTCTGTGGCAGCATAGCCAATTATTTTGTTGTTAAGACCTGAAATCGTGATTGTTAGATTGGTTGATGACAGTTCTGCACTTTCTTCGAGATTGGAAATATTTAAAAACTCACCAGCACCAACATAGGTCAAGCCATCGCTACCAGTGAAATCGCCTGTACCTGTCCAGAGATTGACAGCACCAGAATCAAAAGCTAGATTTACTGCAAAAGCTATTTGTTGTTTGTCATTAGTTAATCTATTGGTTATGTCTGTTGGTATATCTCTACTAGCCATTTATCACCTCTATCGCTGTGAAAGATATGCCATATAAACTAGCTTGATTAACAGACCAATTAGCTTCGTTAGAAGCTAATCTGAACTGTCCTTTAGGAGTTGCAAACTTTACATAATGTCCGTTGGTAATATCTTGTCTCAGTTTCGGTTCTGTTCTCACACCATAGTTCGTACTAGTCACAGTTGCATCTTCCACAGCTAATAGATACTGCACAGGATCAGAGGTCGCTGAAGCTGCATTGTGTACCGCTAGATAGTCGCCTTTTTTGATTGTGCCTGTACCACTCGATAATCTGTTAAGTGATAGACCAGTTACACCTTTGACGTTTTGCTGTACCTTACAACTTGCTGTAGATGATTCATCAACTAAAGCACGATCTACCACGACAGCAGTATTAGAAGTTTTTGAGGTAATCTTGAATGTACCATTATTTTCATCATTAGTAGCGCCTGAAACTAAAATAAATGCACCTGCTAAAGCAGAAGTGAAAATACTGTTGGCTGCTGAGATTGTTTTGCTTGAGGCTGTAAATGATAAAGTTTCACTGGTATCTGATATCAAATTGTCAGTTGCTAAAAAGGTTTCGTTGTATGTGCCAGAGTTGCTAGTATGTGATGGATCACCGAGCAAAAAGGTATTCTTTACTCCTTGTAGTCTCGTTAAGAATGTGACCCACTCTACCGCATCTGATCTCTGCAAGGGCGGTAATGTCAGTTGTGCTGTCCAAAAAACCCCATCGTATTCTTGTGTTCTTTGTCTGTTGGTAAATACTGATCTTGAAGCTGCTATGTTTCTGTTCAAGGTGAAAGTTACAGAAGCAAAATTAGTGTTAGTTGGTATATCTATAATCATCGCATAGTTCTCCTAAAACTACCGCCTCTTTGCATAGCTTCTGCCACCGCATTTTTTGATGTTTCTGCAATATCAGGCAACATTTGTAGCACTTCGTTTCTGACTGTATCTTGCACACCTGTGGCAAAGTTCAGTGATTGATTAATAACAACACCACCTGATTGTCCTTGATGATGGTCTATAATGGTTTCGTTAGGGTGGAGTATAGCTGGGAAACCACCCTTACCATCTATACCCCCTGCTCTAGCTCCCATGCCAGTAAAACCACCGCCTTCACCATCAAATCCGAAAAGTGTACCAAGACCATCGAAAAAAGATGAAAAGAAACCCCTACCACTATCTCTATTTGATTTAAAACTTTCGAACATAGGTGTAATAAATTTTTGTCTGATTTCAAATCTTACTAAATCTGATAACAAAGAATCTATGAGGTCTTTGAAATCTAGTTTACCTGTTTTGACGAAATCTACTAAAGCATCTTCTGCTTTCTTAAAAGCATTAACTGCTGTATTTTCAAAATCTTTGGTTCTGGTTTGTGCATTTGTGAGCTGATCTTCATAAACATCTAACGGACTTTGTAAGTCTGTAATACCAGTTTCAATACCAGTAAATAAAGCTTTGTAAGAATCAACTAGGTTTGTAACTTCTTCGTTATTTTCACCTAGTATCTTGACTAATCTTTTTTGTAAGTCATCTGCAAAACCCCTTACAGCATCACCACCAGACACATTTGAATCTGCGAACTTTTGCATAGCTTCATCTGCATCAACAATTCTATGACTTGCTACAAACATTTTGGTAGCTAATTTAGCCATCTCACCTACGTTACCAAGCGCTGCATGAGCCATAAATGCCAAAGCATTACCAGCGGATTCTGCTCTGGTTGCCATGTTTGTTAAGTTAGCCTCAAGACCTACTAAACGTATTCTGAACTGATGGAAGCTATCTAGTATGTCGGCAATGCTTCTAAGAAAAGCATCAAACATATTTAACACTTTGTCTCTTATGTTCTCACCAAACTTCATAACACCAGCATCACCAGCTACAGTCGCGGCTGTCAATTCTTTGAAAGCTGTAGCTAGATGTTGCAAGATGGGTAAAAAAGCTATGGATATTGCTGCTGTAGCAGTTTTAAATTGCCTGTTTATAAAAGCTAAGGTGTCGTTAAATTTTTCTGACTGCCTTATGCCTTTTTCACTTAGTATCAAACCATAGTCCTTTGCTTTGTCTATGAAAGCATCGAACGAAGCACCGCCATTATCCAAAATATCTACTATTTGAATACCAGCACGACCAAATAAGTTCGCTGCTACTGTGGCTTTCTCTGATTGTGATTGCAAACCTGCCATACCATCTGATACTTCTCTGAGCAAGACATCCATACTCTTAGTAGCACCATTAGCATCTGTAATTGAAACTCCCAAGTCTTTAAAAATATCAGCTTGAGTTTTTAATCCTCTTTGCGCATCACCAACAGATCGTGTAAATTTTTCTAAGGATTTGTTGGCTATCTCAACAGAAGATCCTGATTCAACTGCTGCTATTTGAAAAGCTTGTACTGTATCTGTGGCTATACCTGTTCTAGTCGAGACTTTGCCGATAGCGTCTGCAAACTCAAAAGAACTTCGTGCTATAGCTGCAACTGCGACTGAGGCTGCTGTTAGAGCTACTGCTGCTGTTGCTACACCCTTAGTCAAACCACCGACAACTTTACTTGCGCCACCTGCTGCTTTGCCTAAGCTCTTAAATGTGCCACTGGCTTTATCTTTTGCAGAGATTAGAATTTTGTAACTTTGACTAGCCATTTTTTTGTCTTTCTGCTTTTATTCTAAAGTAAGCTGTCCATAATTGGTATTCTTCTATAGACATTTGCTGTATCTCATGCAGAGACTTGCCTAGCAATTCAGCTAGTTGAAATTGGTTGTAGAGGTTGTGATCGTCTGTTAACTTTTTTTTACTTCTTCTTCTGGCTGCTCTGCCATGATTTCGTTAGATACTCTGATTAGGACATTGCGATCTACTTTGGTAAGCAGTGTTTGTTTATCTTCTAGAGAAAAGATTTGATCGCCATTGGCATCTAGTGCTTTATATATTAAGACATAAGCTAACATAGTCATCTCATTGTCTTTCGCCATAGCATAAAGCTTTGAGGTTTCTTGCAGCGTAAGGGGTTTTGCGTAGATTTCTAGGGGTGCATTATCGTCACCCCACTCAGGTACAAGTATTTTTTTGACATCAAGACTGTCAAAATGCGCTTTAGCTCGTTCTATTGCTTTCAATACTATGCAGTGCCGATAGTTAATGCGCCAGTACCTTGTACTGTGAATGACCTTTCTACTAAACCATCAAAGCTCTGTGATTGTGATATCCCTGTCACGATCCCTGATCCTGATAGTTGGTATGCACCTGAACCACTGCCTTCTGGTTGGAACAAAAACGCTAGACTACTTCCGATTGTCATAGCGGTTTGTGCTGTATCTGTGTCATCGAAGAGCGCATCAATAGACGCTGTAAATGTATTTAGAGTAGGTACAAAGCTTCTTGAAGTATCGCCCATCGCCGTATCTTCTACTGTGTCACCTGTTTGATCGACAGTGAAAGATCTGATTTCGCCAATAGCGTTACCACCTGCTTTTACCACACCTGCTGAACCTGAAAAAGTTGCCATAATTAAATACTTCCTTCTGTATGATGATAAGTTATTTGAAATGTCATTACAACAATTCCTAACGGATTAT